CTCGAATGACTAACACCGCTGCTTTAAGAAGCTCAGAGAACATAGGGACAAAATCTACACGATGTTTCCAAGAGGAAATGTCCCCGCCTCGAGCGAGTCCTAAATAAAGAGTTTGAGAAGTAATAGAATCTCCAACAATCTCCTTAGCGATCGCAAAAGCGAATAATTTATTGAGTCCGGCCATAGCCTGGGACCCGTAAAAACGGTCAATACCGGATGCGACTCCGGTAGCCAATTTATCGAGAACGTTAGCCAAGGAAACTCCTGTGAATTTCCAATTGGCTGAATAATTGGAGGCGGATGAATGCCACCGTTCAAAATCGATGTAACCACCAGAAGTGGGTTCAAAAATGGGAGCTTCTTCGAGCTCTTTCGAAAAACTATCTACATAACTAGAAATCAAAGAGATAAGATATTCATTGCTAGCCAAAAAGGCTGAGCGTTGTACAAAATTCAAAAACGCGATAATTTTAAGTCGCATATTATCTCCTGATTCGTGCCAGATACCCACGGTAATAGCCAAAGTTGACATAAAGCCGAGGGCCCGAGCGGAAAACGTAAGACCAGATTTAGCCGCAATTGACTTAATCCGGTCGAGTAAATCCGACGGTGTACCATTCATTGTAAATAACGAAGGTCTGACGTCATCAAATGACGTGGGTTCAAAAGACAAATCTTTGAATGCATCAACTATGCATCCAATCTGATCATCGGTCATAGTCCGGCTGTTAAACTCCGGAAAACTCTCACACGGCTTTGGTGTAGAGGATTGTTGGGGCGCGACTCCCATGATACGCAGTATGTGTATAGGAACAAGGCGACAATTACTTTAAACGTAAAAACGTACCTTGCATCCCTCTTTTAAACAGAGAGGGATTTGTTGCTCACCAGCTACCTAACTGTAGTGGATTTCTGTCAAAAACGTAATCTAATAGGATCCAGTAGGACAAAAGAAGTTCATCTAATGTCTATACGAAATACTCAAGTTTAGAGCAAACGTATTAAAGGCCTGCTAAAAGCACTATTAATGGCAGATTCTAACGCAGCGTACCAATAGCTGCGTCGGAACTAATAATATAAATAAATAAATAATATTATAGGCATAAATAAATACACTATATGTTCAAATAAATACACTATATACATATAAGATCAAGGGTCAGAGGTTCAAAGAACTAGGTCACGAGAAATGTTTTTTATGGAGTCTACTCTCCGAAAAGGTGCCGACTAATAT